AAGGGGGGTCAAGATAAACCCGATACAGCAGACACAGACGGGCATTACAACGCGACACTGAAAGCATTGGAGGCAATTAACAAACGTCTCGATAAGATAGAGCAGGGGCGCGTAGTCAATGAACGCACAACGAAGTTGCAAAGCACCCTTAAGGGCGCACCGGAGAAATACGCGAAACGCATCACGGACGACTTCGGACGCTATCAATTCAAGGACGATGCCGACTTTGACGGCTGGCTCGTGGGTATCAAGGCTGATGCTGACGAGCTTATCAAAAGCAACAAAGGTCAGGGCGGGCTGTTCAGTCCACCGGCAGGGGGCGGAGGCGGGTCGGGCCAAGTGCCGGAGTCGCTCAAAAAGGCCGTATCCGAAAGGGCGGCAGGCGATGAGGCGAAAGACAAAAAACCTTATTAAAAATTTATTTTAAGGAGATTAAAAAATTATGGCAATGACAGTTAAAAGGCGCAAGGACACAAAAAGGCCTTCCGTCTTTTTGAGAAAAATAGCCGACATTCCCGGAGGCGTGTGTATTAGCACACAGGGGTTAGAAGGCGTAGATTTCCTTCCAGAGGGTACACCTATAACGAGGCCTATCGATGGCATCTGTTATGTGATCAAACATGGGGGTGTTGGAGGATATAACGGCGCTCAAAATATGTTGTGGATTAATGGCGATATCTACAACGTTCAGGCGGGTGATGTAATCAACGTTTATGCGGAGACTGTAATTAATGGCGTTAAAACAGTTGTTTTTGTAGACTCGGCAACAGTCTTAGAAAAAGACTACGACTCCCTAACACTTGACAAAGAGATTCCGGGATTGACAGGTTACGAATATTGGATAGTGGTAGACACTCAGAATCCTGATAAAAATAAAGCCTTTGCGCTAACTGGTACGGGCGTAGCCGTCAAGCCTGATGACAACGTTATTACAGACGCGTGGGTGCAAGGGGTTACACGAATTCCAAATCTGCCTCCACAATTTTATGATGACCTAAAAGGTATCATAAATATTTAACCATCATTTTTTAGGCATGGAGTAGAAATATAAATGACTGACACTCTTATATAGGAGATTTTAAGATTATGGCAATGACCGTAAAAAAGAGGCGCGACGCTAAAAGTTACAAGTGCATCGAGCATCGTATAGCTGATGTACGCAACGGCGCGCTGGTGATAGCGCGAGGGGCGACGTCCGGAGGATGGATACTGCCCGAGGGCGCATTATTGTTCGAGCTTTCGGACATCGAGACGGCGCAAGGGCAAAAAGGAAGTAACATCTTCCGTGTACTGCCCTGCGTAAAGATAGCGGCGGACGCTGAGGCGACGGCCACAAAGGTGAAATTTGCACACGGCAGCTGTTCGTTCCAGGGCGCTGTGTTCCCTTTCGGAACTGTCAGCAAGCAGACTATCAATGTTGACGGCAGCATCGACGCTACCCTCACGGCAGGCAGCTCAAGGGCGCTGGTAGAAGACGAGGTGTATCTGGCCGACCTCTCGAGCTTTTTTGAAGAGGACGAAAATGCGCCGTTCACTTATGACGAGACCACTAACAAGTGGACATGGAAGCCGGGGCTCCGCCTTTACATCAATGGCACGGAGCAGGCAGTGAGCGCGAGCGATAACATTATAACCGACGTGTGGGTTATAGCAACGGCTAACGCGCCGGTGTGGATACCTTTCACACGGCTATGGCCGGCATTGTTTAATGGCATTTTTGCGTTAAGCAATAACACCGATGTGGTTATCGACACTTTCTATACGGAGGTGGAGGTGGAGCTGGAGCCTAATCCCGATCCGGAGAATCCGGAGAATCCTGAGAATCCGGAGAATCCTGAGAATCCGGAGAATCCTGAGAATCCGGAGAATCCTGAGGGCTAAAAAACTTAAGTTTTAATTTTTTTGTAAGTGGAGACGAAAATAAATGACTGACACTCTTATTTTGAGTTTGAGGGAGAACCCTCAGCTTTTACAGATATTTGTTGACAACTTGCCGGCGACCTTCGACTATGCCAAGTTCTTCCCTTTGACGTCAAATATCACGTTTGACTGGAAGACTTTGAAGAGTCAGAGCCGTCGCAAGAATGTGGCCGCCGACATCGTGGCTGACAACTCGTCCGCCAGACGCAAAAGGCGTCCACTCTTCGAGAGCGCTACCGGCGATCTGCCGTACATCAAAATCTCGAGAGAGATGGAGCGCGACGACATCAAGGCATATGAGATCGCAAGGGCGTTGGCAGGCAACGTGAATGCCCAAGAACTCATTAAGTATTGGGCCGATGATACAGAGTTTTGCTTTAACGGCGTCCACGCGGAGATGGAATATCTCGCATGGGCCATTTTGAGCAATGCCTGTAAGCTCGGTTTTACTGGTGCGAATAACGACGGCATCGCCTCGGAGTTTGATCTGGACTATCAGGTGGACGATGCGCAGAAGCAGAAAGTAACCGTAGCGTTCACCGAGGCGGCTACTGCTGACTTCATCGGCGCTTGCGCCGCTGCCGTACAGGCAGGTAAGGCTCGCGGGTTTACACCCAAGTACGCCTTTATGAACCTCTTTGAGTTTTATAAAGTGCAATCTATGGAGCAGGTGATCAAAGGCAGCGCGTCGTTCGCCGCAAACGCCCTCAATATCTCACAGGTTCCCGACCTCGCAGCGGTTAATGCTTGGCTCGCAAAGCAGCCGTACGTTAACGGCATGCAGATCGTGGTTATCGACTCGGAGATCACTCGCGAGGTGGGTGACGATCAGACGACAGTTAATCCTTTCGCGGATGAACGCGTGGTGTTCTCGCCAACTTTGCTTTTGGGATCGACTCAGTACTCGAAACTAAATAAGAACATCCCTCAGGCAATCATCGCAGAGCGTTCGCTGGCATCCATCATTAAATATTCAGAGGCCGATCCTTACAAGGAGGTGACCATCGGCGAGGCCGATGCCATACCGGTAATGGATACCGCCTATCATAATATTTACCTGAAGACCGACGGCAACGCCTGGTAAACACGTAACACTACTTTGCTATGACTATACAAGACGCCTTAGTGGCAATTTCCTCATATCCGATCCCTCCTGCGACCGTGCAGACCATCTGCATGGCTCGCGGGGTGGACGCGGGGGCGGACTTCACCCTTGCACTTGCCGCCGGGGCGAATTATAAAAAGGCGAAAGCCGATCTATACATCTGGTTGAGCGAGGCTCCGAATATTACCCAAGGAGAGGTGGATTTTTCCTTTAGCTCGGCGGAAAGGGCGTACATGCGCCGAAAGGCGGCGGCTATTCTGAACGAGGCGGGGGAAAATATCGACGGCGACCAATACGGCTATATGGGAGATAGGCTATGATTATCACTTATAACGGCTATGTATCATTCCTAAAGCGCACCGAGGGCGGGGGCTTTGACGAACACGGCAACCCTATATCGGCCGCGTCATTATGGTGCGAGCCTATGCCATGTAACTACCGCGACATCACGGAGGAGCTGCAGAGGCGTAAGGATGCAGACCTCATACCGGTGACGGTTTACAAAATCCTTTGTGACTACCCTGAGGAGGACGTAAGGCTCACAAAGCGCGTTCAGCTATTCACACCTGAAATGGAGATGATAGGCGAGTTCGCCGTCAGCCAGTCGGAGCGTAAAATATTCACACGCCATATCGAGACTATAACGAGGGGATAAAGCCAATGGCACTTAAGATGCTTACACCACTGCAACAAATCGAGGCGCGTATGCAGCAATATGCGGAGAGGAGCAAAAAAGTTCTTAGCCGTAGAGTGGCATATATAGCCGAGGACGCTATCAACGAGCAGCGCAGACCGGACGTGGGCAACTGGACCGACCGGACAAAAAATCTTCGCGGCTCGTTGGGTTATAAAGTCAATATAGATGGAACCCAAAAAGTCAACGGCCTTAATCCGGAGGCCTCTCAGGAGGCGCGAGACACCTCGGCCGCGGTTATTGCAAAGACAATGCAAAAATACCGAGAGGGCATCGTGATCGTGGCATGCGCGGGGATGCCGTACGCGGGATATGTTTCACGACGCGGTTACAACGTGTTTGACACGGCTAAGATCAAAATGGTCGAGGGGCTCAAAAAGATGGAAGATAAGATGAAAAGGGGAGCAGCCGTATGATTATGACTCGCGGACAGATTGAAGACGCTTTGTACAAGCTCGTAAAAAACAGTCCTCTACCGGCGGCCGTTAATGGCGGGCTTTACAAAAGGGGCTATCGACCTGCTAAAAGCAGCAAAGAGGATATAGTCGTAAGTGTCAAGATGGGGACGGCCAATCAGATACAACGAGGCACGGCGTTGATAACGGTATTTGTGCCGTGGATCACGATAGCCGACGGCACTGACGGACGCAACATCTCCAGATGCAACGCCATCGAGATCGCCTTGCAGCAATTCATTAGTGGTCTTCCTGCAACGGCATCGGAGCGCAATATCCGATTGAGCCAGTCATACGCGATAGGTACGGACGAGGACGAGGACGTCAATCATAGCAGAGTAGTAGCAGAGTTAGATTATAACATTTTTACAGAGGAGTAAAACACAATGGCAGTAATATCATGGGGAAGACCCAAGATCGAAATAGTTAAATGGACGGCGGGCGCTACTTCATGCCCTTCTACCGGATGGGCTACAGTCCCTAATCCTAAGGAGGACTCTACCGAGCTCGTCCCCACCAAGGGCGACAAAAAGGAAGCCTACGGAGAGGGCGGAGAGATTATCGATGTGAAGTACAAACGCAGCAAGTATGAGCTGACTTTTGAGCTTTACGTGAAGAAAGGCGAATCGCAGCCTATTCCTGGAGCCGACATAGACGACGGCGTGGTGAACGATATCTATGGCATCCGGATCACTCCGGAAGATACCACACTCGAGGGCATCTTCATGCCAAAGTGCTCGGTATCGGTTGATACGCTTTACACCGCAGCTGACGGAAAGCGCTTGGCGTACACGTTCTCCGGTATTCGACCTGCGGCCAATCAGAACACTGTGCAGCCTTACACGGCTACATAATTTCTTCATATTTAAGTTTTATTCATTTCAATTAACACCTCCGAGGGCGTCTGATGCGTAACAGCCTCGGCGCCCTTTTTCCAAAAAATGACGAAAAAAACAAAAACAATAGAGCAGAGGGCGGCGGATGCCGTTTTGCGGGAGGATAAAACAGTGGTGGTGGGAGGAAAGACCTATACGCTGAAACCAATCACTGTACGCACGCTCATCCGGTTATCGGCGCAGGTCTCGGAGCTGCCGACTTTTGACGAGATCATAAAAGAGGAGGATCGCGCCAATTCTACGATCGACAGGGCGCGGGAGTGTGGAGCGCTCGGTGACATAATGGCGTTATTACTTTTGCAGCGCGGTAAGAATGACGGGACGCTATGGCAAAAACATCAGTTCAGACGGCTGGCCGACGCCGCACTTGACCTTTATCCTTCGCAGCTTCATGTGATAATCGACACGGCTCTGGCGCCGGAGGAGGTGGGGTATTTTTTCGGCATTACCACTTTCCTGAGCGCAAGCAACATACTGAGGGCAACGAGGGGGGTGGAGACAAAAACCGATCCGACAGCATCTGGGCGCTGATAGCGGGGTTTGCAAAGAATTTCGGAGTGACGCCCGACGCCGTGCTGGATCACACATGGCTCGACGTGGTGCTTTACAGCGCATCGTTACCGAGTTACGATTTTGACGATAAACCTGACAAATCGGGCAAATTGGAAGATAGCGAGAGGATCGATGGCGACGATCCTAAAAATCAACAGAAATTGAGAGAGTTAATATATGGGAGCTGAGGGAAATCCTATTGTATTTGCGGCCGTGATGGACGTTAAGAGCTTCGATGCCGGGGCCTCACACGTAAAGCGGAGCGCCGGTAACATGCAGAAGTCGGTGGAGGCCGAGGGCGTAAAGATGCAACAGTCCTTCAACCGGATAGGTAGTGCTATCACCGCGGCCTTTGCCGTTACCAGCATAGTGGCATTCACCAAAAAGCTGATAGAGGTGCGCGGAGAGTTCCAAGCGATCGAGGTCAGCCTTAAGACTATCCTTAACGACGAGGCTAAGGGCGTCGAACTGATGGAGCAGCTGGTACACACCGCCGCAACCACGCCGTTCCAGCTTCAAGAGGTGAGCAAAGGGGCCACTTCGCTATTGGCCTACGGCGAAAGCGCGGAGACGGTCAATGAGACCTTACTCCGGTTGGGCGATATAGCAGCCGGCCTTTCCATACCCTTAAACGACCTGATTTATTTATATGGCACGACCATGGTGCAGGGTCGCGTATTTGCCATGGACATGCGACAATTCATGGGGCGAGGCATACCGGTAGCGGAGGAGTTGGCCAAGCAGTTTGGAGTGGCAAAGGACGCCGTCGGCGATTTGGTACGCGATGGCAAGGTGGGATTTGAACATATCAAGATTGCCATCGAGAGCATGACAAATGAGGGCGGCAAGTTTGCCGGACTCATGGGCGCAATATCCGGCACTTTGAAGGGATCGGTCAGCAACCTGCTGGACAGAATAGACATGGCTATTAACGATATGGGCAAACGTACGGAGGGCCTGTTAAAGGGCACTATTAACGCCGTGTCGTTTGCTGTGGAAAATTACGAATATTTGGCCAAGGCCATACTCGGAGTAGTAGCCGCTGTCGGTACTTACAAGGCGGCGCTTATCACGCTGGCAGCGGCTAAAAGGTTAGTGCGTTTTGCGGAGTCTGTGAAATTGGCATTTGAGCTGACCAAAGGGTTGAAAGCCGCCACACGGGCGCAAGAGATGTTTAATCTTGCGAGTGCTAAAAATCCTTATATCCTGCTGGCGTCGGTGATCGTGGGAGTGGCCGTCGCGCTAACCGCCTTTAACAAAAAGCAAAAAGAGACGCTCAAAAACGCAGGAGAGGCCGCCGCGGCAATCGACGAGGAGCGCAAAGCACTCGACCGGCTGTTTAAAATAGCGAAAAGTGAAAAGGCTACCAAGGAGCAACGCAAAAATGCGATCGAGGCGATCAACGCCAAATATGGAGATTATCTCGACAATCTGGTAAAGGAGACGGATAGCGTCAAAAAATTAGACACGGCATATAAAAATCTGACCGCAAGCCTTAACGCAAAATATCTGACCGAGTTAAAGCAGACGATGACCGGAGGCAAAGAAACCGCCCATCTCGACGCACAGGCCGCCCTGCAGGGAGCAATGGCCAAAATTGCAGAAGACATGACGGCGGAGCAGGCGGGGCGCTTCACCCGGACGATGCGCGATTACGTCACGAAATTCAGTAAGCGTCTCAACGCCGCCGATCTTTACGAAGAATTTGCGAGACAATACAAGCTATACACCTCAAAGGACTTGGGAGGGCGCAAGGCGGGAACGCTATACAGCGCGATCTGGGATTTCAAAAAAAGCCAATACGAGCTATACGTGGCTAATAAGGAGTTCAACGAGTTTGCCAAGGGGTACAATACCGAATTAACCGGTTTGACGCAGCTGACAACCGAGAGCGCCGCGTCTATGAGGCAGGAGCTGGAGGATGCCCGCAAGGCATGGCTCGCAGCCAAAAAGATATACGACGAGATGGACAAGGGCTCGGCTTCGGTGGAGTTGGTCAAAGGAGCTAAATCAAATATGGACTCGGCATATAACGTTTATGCTGAATTGTATGAGGCGGCGTATGGCGTCAAACTCGAGGCAGTGGTTGTGAATTGACTACATTTCGTATCTTTGATATATCGCAAACAGTCTGCGTTTTTTGCGAGTTTAAGAGCGTGCGGTTGTGAATTGACTACATTTCGTATCTTTGATATATCGCAAACAGTCTTGTATGTCATCCGAGCGCAAGGCTTGAGTTGTGAATTGACTACATTTCGTATCTTTGATATATCGCAAACAGTATCAGAGCTTTTAGACGTTGATGCCGAAACGTTGTGAATTGACTACATTTCGTATCTTTGATATATCGCAAACAGTAGATCTGCGACACGGTCTTTGAGGGCTTTGGTTGT